AATCTTAACTCATTTTTCAATAAATTAATGAAATCATTTTTATAAATAATTACAGGTATATTTTTACTATCACAAAATATCTTCCATAAAAAATACATATTTTTTTCATTAATTGTTTCTGTGGAAAAATCACAACTAATCAACATTCTACTTTTAAACTCATTTATTATTTCTTGTTTTGTATTATTTTTCAAATAAAATATTTTATTTTGTAATTCATTCGATTGCTTTGATATATAGATATCACTATTACCATATCTATTTGAATAATGCGTCGATACTACCAATAAATTTAAAAAATTGTTTTTGATATAATTTTTCCATATTTCTTTGTTTATTATTGTTTTTTTAAACATTATGATTCGACTTTTATCATAATCTGCTCCACGATACTTAAATTTATATTGATTATTATATAATGGTTTTCCAAAAAAATCTTTATAATAAGATTCTATTTCTGTTATAAAATCTCTAGCTAATTCAGATACATAAAAAATAATATCTTCATTTTTTGAAAATATACAATCTCCCAAAGTAGCTAAAAAATATTTTACTTCTTCTTTGGTTTTTAATAACATTGGTGATAAAAAACTTATTATATTTTGTATGGTTATTGATTCTGGTATAGTTGTCATCAAATCATTATTATTTATTTGTTCTATTATTTCTTCAGCAACAGAATGTTTATAATTGGCAAAAGAACTTGATTCATATCGTGTTTGAATTTCCATTATTATTTTATGCCATATTGAATCCTCATCTTCTAATATATAATTAATACCGTCATATTTTATATAATAACAAGGTTTTTCATTTTCATTTTTATGATAAAAATATTGTTCATTGTCTCGCATTAAAAAGTCTGTAATGTAATTATTTTTTAATATACTAATTTTGTTTAATTCTTCTTCTTGTTTTTTCCAATTCATTATTAATTCTGGAATATCTATTATTACATGATTTTCCAGTTTTTTTATTATGTCTTTATCGTCTTCATACTCTGACATAATTATTTTAAATTTTTCAATAATCTTATTCATTATATATACTCCAAATTATAGCTTTAATTTATTTTTTTTTGTTATATTTCTCATAAGTATTTAAAGATTTTACGATTTTAAATTATATATGAATTCTTCAAACAGTAATAAAGTATTAGAAATTAAAACAGTTCAAATTGCTCCTTTTAGAACGCTGATGACAGCTTTAAAAGATATATTACTAGAAACTAATATTACTTTTAGAGAAGACGGTATTAGAATTATTAACATGGATAAATCTCATACCATCCTTGCACATTTGTTTTTGGATGCTAACAAATTCGAACATTATTATTGTAAATATCCAAAGATCATTATAGGTGTTAATATGTTTCATTTATTTAAACTAATTAATTCAATAGATAATGATGATACACTAACAATATATATCGATGAATCTGAATATACTGATGGCATTGTTGATAACTTGGGATTGAAATTTGAAAACGGTGATATTAAACAATGCAAAGAACAAAAATTAAAATTGATTGAACCTGATGAAGAAGAATTAGAATTGCCAGATGTTAAGTTTTCTAGTATTATTAATTTGCCTTCTAGTGATTTTCAGAAAATTATAAGAGATCTTTCAAATATTTCGGAAAGATTAGAAATTAAGTCGGTAGGTGAAGAACTTATATTTGAATGTATAGGGACATGGGCTAGAGCAAAGATTACTAGATCTGAATGTGATGGTAACATGGAATTTACACAGAAACCTGATAATTCAAAAGTTATTCAGGGTGAATTTTCATTAAAAAATTTGGGTTATTTTATTAAATGCACTAATTTGTGTCAAAGTATTGAAATTTATTTGGAAAATGATCTTCCTCTTATTGTAAGATATGCGGTGGCCAGTTTGGGTGAAATCAAACTATGTTTGGCACCGTTACCTAGTTCATAATAAAATTAAACAAAATATCGTTTAATTTTATTTAATAATATTTTATATAATAATAAGTATTTTTATTATCATTGTTTATAGTAAGAATATCTTTATATAATTCATCAAACCAATTATCAGTATTATCATTCCAGATATCATCTTGAACTAATCTTATTAAATTATGATTGTATTTATATGCTAATCTATTTTTAATTTCATCTTTAATTTGAATACACAATAAAGATTTCTTTTTACAATAACCAACTTTTTTCATATGATGTGGTCCGTCACATTCTATTAATATTTTTTTGCCATTTTTTAAGATTACTAAAAAGTCGTATTCATAAAAATAATCCGACCATTTATTTATACAGTATCCTTTTCTATTTATATATTTTTTTCCAAATTTTGCCCATTTAGGACGATAATTTTTTATTATTTTTTTAATAACTGAATTTGGTTTATTCATTTCTTTTATCAATATTTTCTTTATTTTCAATTCTGTTTTATTATATTTTTGACATTCTTCACAAGTACCCCCATCTCTTCTTAAATGGTTTTTGGCTTTAATTTCAAAAGTTTTATTATGAATTAAACATTTAATTTTTACTATAGAGTTTAGATTTTCATAATCTTCTTCTTTAATGAGTGAATAATCAAATTTTTTTTCATTTTTATTATGCATCTTATTAGATTTTTCAATAAAGTCATTAAAACATTTTATTTTATTATGACAATCAATACAATTATTACTATGATTCCATATATGGTATCGGGCTTTAATTTCAAAAGTTTTATTATGAATTAAACATTTAATTTTTACTATAGAGTTTAGATTTTCATAATCTTCTTCTTTAATGAGTGAATAATCAAATTTTTTTACATTATTATTATGTATTTCATTAGCAGTTTCAATAAAATGTTTTAAGTCACTTGAGTTAGATACAGAAGTTTTATCATATCTACAGTCTTTACAACCTTTGCCGCGATATATATGATTTCTTACCGCTGTTTTAAAATGACATTTATGTATCAAACAATATAATTCAATATAGTCTGTCCCAAGAATTTCATCGGGAACTTTATCATATATTAATGTATTACCATATAGTTTTATTGATTGTTTAATAAAATCATCTTTTTTTATATATTTTCTTTTCCAGGCATCTTTTGTACAGGAAGGACATCCTTCTTTACTTTTTAATAAATTGCACGCAATTATTGTGAAAAATCTATTATGTTTTTTACACCAAATTTTTACTTTTTTTTTCGCTCCTTTATAATTTAATTCATTAAGTAAAAATTTACCTGGCCATTTTTTTTCTATATTTTTAATAAGTTTTTTTTCAGCAAGATCCATTTTTTCGGAGTTGTTCGCGTTTCTATTTTTTAGATAATTATTTTTTTTTTTTACTAATGAACTCATTAATTAAATATATTTAAAAAAAATTAAATCGATTTTAAATATAAATAAACGTATAATCCAAATCCTATCGAAATTTACCTATCTAAATCAATTTTAAATACCATTTTTTAACATCAATAATGCTTGAACAGCATTTTTGGTCTCCCATCGTTCTCCTCTTTTGGCAAGTTTGAAAGGTTTTTCACATACACGATTGTTTATCAAATCTGTTATTTTAATTTCATTGTTAAGAATTTGACAAGAATGATAATAACACGGAACAAATCCTGAATTCTCAGCCGCTATAAAACAAACATTGCGTTCAGGAGATTTAACTTTAAAAGCGTTCTCTGAAAATTCCTTTATACAACAATCTGGATAACCATAATTTTTACCATTATTTGTATAGGACGGCGTTCGTCTATTCAACCATATTTTACCTTTGTGTTTTACAACAAATGAACTCATTTTACTTTAACATTTTAACATTCTAATAAATTTTTCTATTCGATTTTTCAATTTCTTATAATATTTTAATTATACAAAATCGAATTAAATAATTAGTTTATTCAATATATAATAATGAATACTAAAAAGAAAAAAATAGTAATCTCAAAGAAGAAGAACACTATGAGGTATTTAGGGAATAAAACAAATTTATTACCATTTATTTACAATATAATTAACAAATATATCAAAAAAAATAACTTAAATTCAACATTTATTGACGCATTTGGAGGAACTGGAAGTGTTACTCAACATTTCAATAATAAAGGATTCAATGTTATTTCTAATGATATAAACGATTATGCTTATAAATTATGTTATTCAAGAAATAATATTTCAAGTAACGATTTGAAATTTGATAAATTAAAATTAAATATAGATCAAATACTAGAAAAACTCAATAACTCTAAAAAAAAAGGTTTTGTATATAATAATTATTCTCCTAATCCAGAACTACAGTTTGAACGTAAATATTTTACAAATGAAAATGCTGAAATTATTGATGGAATAAGAACTCAAATTCAAAATTGGTATGATAATAATAAAATAAATGAAAAAGAATACATTCATTTAATTGCTATTCTTATAGAAACTACTTCACGTTATTCAAATATACCGGGAACATACGGGGCATTTTTAAAAAATTGGGATTCACGTGCTCTAAAAAAATTAACCTTAACAAAAGATATACATTATAATTTGTTATCTAAATCCATTAAAAAAGATAACACAACATACAATGATAATATCAAAAATTTAATAAATACATTAGAAGGCGATATTTTATATTTAGATCCACCATATAATGAAAGAGAATATTCAAGTTATTATCATGTATTAGAAACTATATCAAAGTATAATAACCCTGAACTCAAAAATAATAAAACAGCAACAAAAAAAAATATAATAAAATCTGATTGGTGTAAAAAATCTCAAGCTAAAAAAGAATTAGAATACATACTAAAACATTCAAAATCTAAATTAATATTATTAAGTTACAATAATGAAGGTATTATAACGCATGATGAAATAAAATCTATTTTTGAAAAATATGGAACATATATGAGTGAAAAAAAAGAAGTAAAACGATTTAAATGTAATAAAAAAGGAACTCCTATTAAAGTATATGAATATATTCATATATTAGAAAAAACTAGTAATCTTAAAAAAGAAGAAAAACCACATACAATTTCTACAACAACATATGGAACAATTATGAATATATGTTGTTTAAAAGGTATGAAAAATATACCAGATAAATCAGTGGATCTAATATGTTGTGATTTACCTTATGGATTAACAGAATGCAAATGGGATACACCAATTGACTTAGATGAATTATGGAAATGTTATAATAAAGTATTAAAAGATTATGGTACAATTATATTATTTGGACAACAACCATTTACAAGTAGATTAGTATCATCAAATTATAAAATGTTTAAATATTCATTGGTTTGGCAAAAATCGAAACCTGGTGGATTTGCACAAGCACCATATAAAGTTCTATGCGAACATGAAGACATATTGATTTTTACATATGGTAAAACTACCAAAAATTCTAAAAGACGTATGACATATAATCCTCAAGGAACTAAATCTTGTAATATTAAAATGAAGGGTAAAACTGGTTCAACTGAACACAGAAAAGGTCGTAAAACACAAAAAGATTATGTTCAAACTACAACCAATTATCCTAGAAGTATTTTCAAATTTAATAATGAGGGCAAAGTTAAACACCCTACACAAAAACCATTAGCTCTTATTGAAAACCTTATTAAAACATTTTCAAATGAAAACGAAACAGTATTAGATAATTGTTTAGGTTCAGGAACTACTGCAATTGCTTGTATTAAAAATAATAGAAAATATGTAGGTTTTGAAAAAGATAAAAAATATTTTAATATTTGTATTGAACGTATTAATGAAGCTACAACAAATTTATAAATTTTCCATTATTATCTAGAGCAAATAATATTGGATATTCTAATGTATCATATTTTTTGATATCATTTACATCTCTTATTGTTATACATAAACCTTTTTTAATATTATGTAAAGGATATAGTTTTTTTAAAATGGTTATAAAATCTTTAAGATGTTCATCAGATAATTGTTTTATACCTTTTTTTAATTCTTTTTCAATTTTCCCTTCAATAATCACTATTTCTTTCTCTTTACTATTTTCAAATACTATGTCAGGGCGTGGCATTTTTCTTCCAACATCAACACACCTATCTACCCCTTTAATATTTGTTAAAGCACAACCACCATGATTTGAAAATATTGTATTATACGATGATATTTCGTCGCATAAGATTGTTGCCAATTTTTCAGTCATTTCACTTTCTATTTTAAAATACTTATCTGGTAATTTTATAGTATTAGTAAATGTAATATCATGAAATTCAAAATTTATATCATACAATAGAATAAAGAATTTATTATTTTTACACTTTTTTAATGAGTCTTCATTTAAACCATGAGTGGTTAATATTTTTTTACTACCCGGATTTAGTTTTTCAAAACAATTCATAATCGCTCCTAACATACCTTTATTTGGGTCGTGGCTTAATTTACCATAATATGGACTATTTTCATCACCTTTATCTAATTTTCCCGTAATTTTATAAACATTATTCTCTTTGGTAATACGAACGCTAACGTTACCTTTTTTAACTTTAATATTATTTTTAAAATTAATTAATTCATCATCTGTTCTAAAAGGTGTAATATTATATTTAAGCTTTAAATCAATGATTTTTTTATTTACTACAGAATATAATTCTATGCCTAATAGTGTCATCATTTTAAATCCAAACATTGCTGTATCGGTTAAATTATCTTTCCATTTACTTTCCAAATAAAACATTATTAATTTGGCATTTGAGTTTGGATACATCTTCTTAAAAACGATAAATTTAGAAATTCGTTGCATTACTGCTGTATTTCTTGATTGTTTATCATTTGTCTTTGTTGATTCTAAAACTACTAATGCTTTTCCTGCGTCACCATTAGTTAAATCAATATCTCCATCAAATAACATATAATCTACAGATGATGTAGTTCCTTTAAATAATTTAATATCGACTAATATATCATCTGTTTTTACAGTCCATATACCAGTAAAACTTCCTTCCTTTATAATTGGAATTATTTTGGTATCAATAGGTATATTTTTACCTACTTGTAACAACATATGATGAATTTCATCTATATTGGGTGTTTCTTCTGTTAATATTTGATATTTCGAATATGTATGCATTTTAGTATTTATATTTATATTATTCATATTATTTTTATTCGATTTTATAAATCAATTCTACAAAATCGAATAAAATATACTATTTACCTATATATAAAATGAATATTTCCAAAATTACTAATAAAATTGTAACTACACAGCATACAAGAACCTTGGTTCCAAAAATTTTAGAAGACATACGCGATTGGTTAAAAACATATCAGATCCAAATCTCCGAAGCAGTTGAAGGAGAAGGAAGAGGCGGTAGTCTAAAAGATGAAGGAAGTATAAAAAGTGCCCTTTGGAATTCACCTTATAAAGATAAAGTATTTGATGAAAAAGCCAGGAAATGTGGAGATATGACCGTCTTAGATTATAACGGTGATATCCATGTTGTCAATATTA